GAAGGTAAGGCATGCATGTCATACTGGGCATTCCCTTTGGATGATGAGGGATTTCCTCTTGTGCCAGATGATGTGAAATACAAAAGAGCTATAGCTTCTTATCTTCAAATGAAGATAGATTATATCCTTTGGAGACAGGACACTCTTACAGACAAAGTCTACATGAAGTCTGAAGAAGACTGGAGATGGAATGTAGCATCTGCTGCTTCTCATATCAAGATGCCTGATGTAGCTCAAATGGAAAGTCTGAGAAGACAAATGACTAAGATGATTGTACGTACTGAAGATTTCCGTACAGGATTTAGTGCAGTAAACTCAAGAGGACACAGAGGTAGATACTAAGATGGAAGAAATTAAAGACTTAGGTGGTTTAGTAAATAAAGACCTTGCATTCAGCAAACTGCCGCAAGGTGCTGTATTTGATTCTCAAAACTTCAGGATTACTACAAATGATGGTAATACTTCTGCAGCTAGAGAAAGTATAAGAGGGACTGTTGAAGTAGCTACTCTTAGCACTACTCCTCCACAAGCTACTTGTTACATACAGATAGTAAACAAAAATACTTTAATAAACACAATATTTTCTGTTTTAATTCCTGGAGCTTCTTATGATATAAGTTTTAGTATTAATGGAGTTCCTGTTACTTCTGACTTTTCTTTTACATACACTGCTACTGTTAATCCTGCAAATGACGCAGACCTTTTTCTAGATACATTAGGAACATATATTTCTAATAATGCTGATTTTACTAATGCTTTAGTAACTGTCATTGCACCTAGGAATTCCATGTTAGTGCAAGTCCCATGCGGAACTACAATAACTGCATCTTCTTTTACTATTACAAATCCTACTGCAGACGTTACAAGAAAACCTTTTGAACCTTTTGATCCTGAGTTTCAAATTTCTTGTTATACTGCAGTACCTGCGCCTAATTGTATAGGCAGTGGATTGTATCTATCAGATATACCTTCTTATGCTCTTACTCCATTATGGGCTGTATGGGAATATGAAGGTAACCAGATTTCTGGGCCTCCTTGGGCAGGCACACCATCTGATGTTATAGAACCTCTTTTGACAACCTATAGTTTTGAAACATTCATTGAAAGAATGGGTCAAGACGTATATGACTTTACTGGAAGTGTAGTCACTTCTGGAGATACTGTAGTAGAAGTAGGTGCTACAGATGCAAATGACTCTAGAATACTTTTGTACGGGGAAGGTTCAGGAAGTTATGATATAAACTATGCTCAAGCCATATCTAATCCTGGATATACTCCAGGGCCATTGTATAATAAAAATCTTTTTACTTATGGTCCGTATGATGCTGAGTTAAGCTTTTATGTAAGAAAGACTTCGGCATTACCTGTAACTGTAAAAATATATTTTGACCCAGGTATTTCAGATGCAAGTCAATGGGGAGCAAACTACTTTAGTACTTTTGGTCCTGCAGGTACAGGAGATATAGAATACCTTACATCTACTGGTTCTACAGGGCCTCAAGGTATTTTAGTGCAGACTATTAATATACCTGCTGGGGTTACAAACTATGATAGTCTGAATAACTCTGCTGGTTCAACTAACTTTACTTTTTCTATACCTTCTATAGTAGGAGTAAATCCTGCTCAATCTATTTTTGGAAGTAGTGCAGATGATGTAACTACTAATCTTGCTTTTAACTATTGGATAGAAATAAGTTCTGTATTAGGGTCTGCAGCTGATTATTCAGTAAGCTTTGATTATTTAAAAATAGTCAATACTGGTATAACCTCTGCAAATCTTTCCTCCTACATTGTACCTAATGCCTATTCTATCCCTGGAATAGCTCCTATAAAAATTATAGGATGGGTTGCTTTGCGTGATGATATTTACATCTTCACTACAGATGGTACATTTGACCCAGACACTTCATCTGGTACTCCTCCTCCAACTAATGATGCTATTTGGAAAGTCATATATGACAAAGGTGGTGACCCAGCTGACCCTACTAATTATATATTAGGGAATTTTAATGGTAATGCAGGTGTACCTGTTTGGACAGGTAATGCAGGGTTTACTACATATAGACCTATTGCCAATCCTGGTATGATAGAAGCAAGGTATGAGAATTCTCTGATTCAGAAAATATACTGGACAGACAATTACAATGTACCTCGTCAGATAAATGTAGCTGACCCTAATGTAGCTACTCTTACTGTAGAACAGCTTAATCTTCTTCCTGCTTTAAGTATGGACTTGCCTGTGTTTGTAAATATACAGGATGGAGGTAGTTTGAAAGTAGGTGTGTATCAAGTAGCATACAGGTTAAAGAATACTAATGGTTCTGAAACAAGGTTTAGCAGAACAAGTAATTTTATTCCTGTTATTGACGCACAGGAAGGTAACAATCCTACTGTACAGACTTACTATCCTAGAAAACTAGTAACAGAAGATGCAGGTAAGCAAATTACAATTAGGGTAGATAACATAGATACGAATTATGATACAATAGAATTTGTCACATTGTATTATAAGGATAATAATAACCAGCCTGAGATATTCATAGTAAAAGAAGCTTTTATTACAAGTAGCACTATTGAAATAATTATTACTGGAGATGAGGATCCTATAGTACCTATTACTATAGAAGAGTTTACTGCGTTTAATACAAGCATCAAACGTACCAAGACTCTTGCTGCTAAAAAGCAAACTCTTTTCTTAGCTAATGTTACTACAGCAGACCAGATTCTAGATTTTGACGCAAGGACTTATAGGTTTCCTATAAATAATAATACTACATATATCCAGTATGAAGCTGAATATTTGTCAGCAACTAATCCTAATTTTGAAGCTGTAGTATATGACTCTGCAACAGGTGAGTTTAATTATCTAGGAACTCCTAATAATCCTGTACCTGAAACACATGATTGTCTTCAGGCGTATGTATACCAAGGTCCTACAGTTGACACAAACTATTTATTCCAGCCTAACTCTAACATTCTAGGAGGAGCAGGTCCTAATGTAAAGTATGAGTTCTTTACAGAAAATGTAAAGCTGGATAATAAATATGATGATACTCCTCCTTCTGGAGCCTATGGTCCACACATGACTCCTGATACAAATGCAGGCGTAGCTTTTAATTCTATAGACAGGACTTTTGTTTCAGAAGGTACATCCTTATCTAATAATGCATCTCCTTATGTCTATGATTTATTCGTAGGTTATAGAAGAGATGAGATGTATAGGTTTGGAATTGTCTTCTTTGATGAGTTGGATAATCCTACATATGTAAGCTGGATTGGAGATATTAGGATGCCTCATATCTTTATGCCTGCTACTTGTAGGGATGCTTTTCTTCCAGGCGCAGGAACTACTAGAACTAGATTAGGCGTAGGTATTAATCCTACTAATGGACTTTCTACAGATACTGTATTTTATAACACGTCTAATAATAAACATGACTTGTATGGTAAACCTCTTGGAATTAAGTTTACCATAGACTTTAGCAGTGTTCCTGAGAAATACAAAAAAGCTGCTATTGTAAGAGTACCATTGAAGCCTGAGTATAAGCATGTAATAGGTCAGGGTTATCTTCAACCTACTTTTGTATCTAGTGGAGTAACTGGTGCATATGATGATAATAATACAGTGTTTACACAAAACGGAGCTAGAGGTAATTATGCTTGGGACTTTTATCCAATCCCTACTAATAATTACAACTCTTTGTGGTATGACTGTTGGACTTTAACAAGCCCTGAGTTTTTATTTGATACTTTCCAAGGTTTTGCATCTAGTGATGCAGTAGATGTGTTAGGACTTTTGTATAAAAGTGATTTTGCATTTTTAGCAGGAGAAGTAGGAGGAGGTTTAAAACCATTAGATTCAGAACCTTTTAGTAGTTCTCCCAATCAAAGTGATAGGAAGTGGACTGCATTTAGGGTTAAGAATTATCAACTTGTAGAAAATGCTTCTAGACCTAATACTATAAAAAATGCTAATAGTAATAATCCATACGGACTTATAAATGCATTTGTATTACCTAGAGGTGGAGACGGTAGTAGAAAATATACAGGTCCTACAAGCACAATACAAGGAGCAGGGTCTACTCTTCCTGTAAGGTCTGTACATCATTGCGTACCTAAGGACTTGAATGGATTTGGAGGAGGATTAGCTTATGATACTACTAATCCAGGATATTCGTATGGGAATAATACTTTGTTCGTACAAATGCTGGATGGGGAAGCTTATAACTTTGCAGACCCAATAGTAAGCCCTGGAGGAGGAGACTTTATTGATTTAGACGGATGGAAAGGTGATCCGCAATATTTCTTCCATAACTACTTAGGTAATTATAAAAAGAATGTAGCTTCTCCTTTTGGCGGACAAAATTATTTTGCTAGAAGTAGTAGTGAGTATGTACCATGTAATAATCTTATAGACATAAGCAATAAGACTGTTCCTCTTAGTACCAAAGTATTAGGAGGTGATACATCTGTTGCAGTAATGGATTATGTTCTACAATTCTTTGATAGGGCAGAGGCTGGAGAGTTTGACAATGGTAATAGGGTAGATATATTTTTCAAAGAAGTTTATTTTCCTGTAGAAACTTCTATAGCTGTAGATTATAGAAGAACATATAATAATCAAGTTTTTGGCGGGCAAGGAACTTTAGTTCCAAATAAAACACGAAACCTTAAAATTTTATATGGGGCGGGAGATGCTGAATGGAATAGTACGCCTACTTTGCCTATTCAAGAAGAATTCACAGTAGACCCTGTATTTAATCATACAGATAAATCTGTATACAGATATTTCCCTAAGCCTGCTTTGACAATTCCTCCTACAATCTTTGACTGTCGCATATGGAGGTCTGAGCCTAAGATTGACGGAGAACTTTTAGAGTCTTGGAGTATCTTTAAACCAAGTGCTTTTAAAGATGTAGAGTCTGCATATGGTCCTATCAATAATCTTATCATCTTCCAAGATAAGCTTTACTATTTCCAAGACAGAGGATTTGGTATAGCACAGGTAGCTGCACAACAATTATTAAATAGTGCTGATGGAGATTTAGGAGAACTTGTATTAGGCTCCTCAGGTATCCTTGAAAGGTATGATTACGTGTCTACTAAGACTGGCACAAAACATCAGTTCAGTATGTCTGTATCAGACTATAGTATGATATGGTTTGATTCTTTGGCTAGAAAGATATACAAGTATAGTCCTAATGGATTAGCACCTTTATCT